ATTGAGGCCATCGTCTACGGCGGCCTGGACGCCGACATCGCGCAGGCCATCTTCCGGCGCAAGGCGGCGGGCATCCAGACCTCCGGCAGCTCTTCTATCGCCGTCATCGCCAAGAGCGGACAGAGCATCAATATCAAGTTTTCCAGGCCGACCACCGTTGCCGTGTATATTCAAATCAAGAACCTGGAGACCAACAGCGACTTTCCGGGCGATGGGCAGGACCGCATCAAGGAGGCCCTGGTGGAGTACATCGGCGGCGATGTGAGGGGCGGCCTGACTATCGGCTCGGACGTTCTCTATATGGCCTTGCCCGGTGTCATCCTGTCTGTCCCCGGTGTGGTGGACTTCGACCTGGGCATCAGCGAGACCGCCAGTGACTACGGGGAAGAGAACATCGTCATTGACACCAGGGAAAAGGCCGTGACCTCGACCGACAAAATCACCATTGCGGAGGTGAGCTGATGAGCTACGGCTACCTGTCTCAAATGCTGGAGTATCTGACCGGGGCTTATGCCCGGTCGGACATCCGCAACAGCCGACACAGCCTCCCCATGGAGACGAACATCGGGCGCTTATTCGGGACCCTTGCCTGGGGCCTTGAAATCATCCACGAGAACGCGGACCGGCTCAAGCTATGGGATGACATAGACAATGCCAGAGGGTCCGTCCTGGACCGCTACGGGGCCAATTTCGGCGTCGCTCGCGGTGGAGCGGACGATACCTTTTACCGCCTGCTCATCAAAATCAAGATGATTGCGCTGCTTTCCGGCGGTGACATCGACACCATCATCTCCGCTGCGGCCTCGCTCTTCAACGTGGACGTATCGGAGATAGAGGTCCGAGAGCTGTTTCCGGCGAAAATCTGGATTTATGTCGATGAAGCTGTCCTGGACTATGAGCGCCTGGAGGCCGCGCCCCTGATAGCGGAGCTGATGAAGCGCATCGCGGCGGCAGGCGTCGGGACCCGTGTTTTCCTGCGGACCTACCACACAGCACGGTCCCGGAGCTATTACGCGGTCCCGGCGCTGATCTACAACGAGATTGAGGCGAAACCCCGGACAACCCCATTCCGCACGGCAACCTCCCGCAGCTATGTGGGCCTGGCCGTGTGGGAGGACGTGTCGATAACTGCATCTATGAAAGCGAGGTAATACCATGCCAAACAGAGAAATCCTGGCCTCTCCTGACATCGCGGAGAGCGAAGAGGGCGCGGTGCTGCTCAACAGCGGCTACACCGCCCTGGGCAAAGTCATGGCCGGGAGCGGCGGCATCCAGTTCACAAAAGCGGAGCTGGACAGCGGCGATCTCCCGGAGGGAACGGCGGTTGAGGACCTGACCGCCCCGGTTGAATATGCCGGAGACGCCATGATTGCCAAGTGCGAGAACACCGGCACCGGCGAGGCTACGGTGGTGGTCCAGGCTACCAGCGTGGGCGTCGAGACCGGCTTCTACGTCAAAGGCGTCATGCTCTACATCAAGGACCCGGAGGGCGATGGAGACGTTGCCTATTCCTATCTTCCCCTCCAGAGCAAGCCGGAGTGGATGAGGCCCCAGGGCAGCCCGGTAAACAAGATGGTGACTTTCAACATCATCAACATTGTGGGCGCGGCGGCGAGCGTTTCGGCCATCATTGACCCGGACGCCCTGGCCCGCGTGGTGGACCTGGAAAAGTATGCGCTCCTGGGCCACAGCCATGAAATCAGCGACGTTTCCGGCCTCGCCAACACCCTGAGCGACCATGCGGCCGCAATCGACCTACTCAACGATCTGGTGTCCGGCGATATGCCCGGAGGCATCAACAAGACCGCCGACTTTGCCACCCTCGCCGGTATCGCCATGCGCGACGGAGTTTGGAGCCAGACCGGACGCTCCATCACAGCATGACGGGGCTACTTTGCAGCCCCGAAGAGGCGAGCTGTCTTATTCCGAACCTTATCGCAGAGCTGGAGACCCCTTGCCCCTGCGAGGGCCTGGAGGGGCTTGTGCTCTGCGGTTTGGGATATAAAGGCCAGAGGGTCACTATCCGCGTCCGGCCCGGCGTCCTCGAAGTGGACGGCGTACCGGCTGATGAGCTGGAGGCCCTGCGTGAAAGGAGGTGTCCTGTTTGCAGAACCGGCACGGTGAACTCACCATCATCTGCAAGGCAAAAGACCTGGTAAACCATACCTTGCAGCTCACGAACAACACTAAGCTGTTCCCTAAAAAGGTGCGCTTCACCCTCTGCCAGAGGATGCAGAACCTCTCAATCCAAATCCTGCATGACATCATAGCGGCCAACGAGATATACTCTCGGACCGTCGCTGAGATGAACACGCGCCTTGACCTCCAGAAAGAGGTCTTGACCAACTGCAAGGTCTTCCTGAACTTCCTGGATATAGCTCTGGAGCAGGGGTATATCGACATCAGGCGGTGTGAATATTGGACGGGCCTCACCACCGACGTAAAGAACCTTGCCGCGTCGTGGCGTAAAAAGGACGCCGAGCGCTTCCGGCAGCAAGTTCAGACCGGCGGCGCACGGCGATGATTTGAGAGGCCGCGGGTGCGTCCTGTACGTGCATCCCCCTGGGTGTGCCTTGTCCGCTCCCCGAATTCGTCGAACGCGAACAACGTGCGCTACGTGAACTCGGACGGGAGCCTCAACAACAACAACGCGTACAACGGCAACAGGGGTGTGCGCCCGGCTTCGGTGGAATACCGTGACCGAGTAACCCGAAAGGGAGAAAGCAGAAGCCCACCATCAAAGGAGGACGTATCCGGTCCCGGCCTGACAGGGCAGGGATAAACACATAGCGCCGACGCGCTGAGGCTCGCCCATTGGAGCTTCGGCGCTACCAGCGGCGCAAGGAGCCTATTATGGAACAGAATTTTGAAGTCGTTTATGACTTCGCTAATCTCTATGCGGCGTATCGGGCAACCAGGAAAGGCAAGCGATGGAAAGACTCCGTTGCCAAAGTGGAGCTGAACACTCTGGAGGCGATCACCGTCCTGCAAGCTGAGCTGCGGGACGGTCTCTACAAGCCTGGAAATTACCATGAGTTCTACGTCTTTGAGCCAAAGCGACGCCTCATCCAGACGAACAGCGTCAAGGACAAAATCGTGCAACACGCCTTTTGCGACAACATCCTTTACCCCGTCCTGAGCCGCCCCTTTATCCTGGATAACTACGGGAGCCAAGTCGGAAAGGGAACCCACTTCGGCCTCGACCGCCTCCGTGACTTCATGCGGGAGTATTACCGGAAGCACGGGAGCGCCGACGGCTGGGTCCTGAAAGCGGATGTCCGGCACTACTTCGCCAGCATCCGGCACGACATTCTCAAGCGAGATGTCAATAAGCTGCTCACAGACCCACGGAGCCGGGCCTTGTCCGACGCTATCATAGATAGCACCCCTGGTAATGTCGGCATCCCCATAGGCAATCAATCGTCCCAGGTGTACGCCCTATTGTATCTGAATGAACTCGACCACTACGTCAAAGAAGTCCTCCGAATGCGGTACTATGGCCGCTACATGGATGATTTTTATATCATCTGCGAGAGCAAGGAGGCGCTTCGTGAAGCGTGGAGGAAAGTCGAGCAGTTCTTGACCCCGAGAGGTCTTGAGCTAAACCAGAAGACACAGATCTTCCCCTTGCGGAACGGCCTGGACTTTTTGGGCTTCCACACATACCTGACCGACACCGGAAAGGTAATACGGAAAGTTAGGCGTTCCAGCAAAGACCGTATGAGGCGCAAGCTGCGGAAATACGCGGTGATGTATGAAAACGGCGCTATGACCCGGAAGCAGATTGAAGAGAGCTACCAGAGCTGGAGGTCTCATGCTTCCCACGGCCAATGCCGGGAACTCATCACCAAGTACGACGCGGTTTGCGCCTCCATCTTTGAAAGGAGTGTAAAGTCAAACCATGCCGCAGAAAATCAGCGCCCTACCCGTAAAGGCGAAGGTGCGGGACGCAAAGACTAAGTATTACGGCATCCCCATCGGCTGGGAAATCGGTGATAAAAACCACGCAGGCTATCCGGCCAACAGCACAACCCTTGTGGCCGAGAGCATCATCAAAATCTGCTGCTTCGACGCTATGGAGAGCGACGGCATCTTGGACCGGGAGAGATACGGCAACAACCGCTATTCCCTGGCTAACATCCGCCAGTGGCTCAATAAGAGCGGGACCGGCTGGGATCAGGCCCAGCACAGCTATGACCGGCCCCCGTCCAATTCCTACGTCTGGAACGGCCACAACGCGTACGACGCACAATCCGGCTTCCTGACCGGCTTCGGCGCGGAGATGCTGGCCGCGCTGCTCACCACCACCCTGACCGTCGCAAAGCCCGGCACGGACGGCGGCGGGTCCGAGACCGTCCAAGACAAGATTTTTCTGCTGTCCATGGCAGAGGTTGGCCTCGGTTCGGAGAACGGCGTCGCGGAGGGCACGAAGCTGGCTATGTTCAGCGACAACGCAAGCCGCCAGTGCAAGCCCACAGCTCAGGCCGTGAGCAACAGCGAGTACACCAATAGCAGCTTGAGCGCGTCGCAGTTCTGGTACTGGTGGCTCCGCTCCCCGAATTCGTCGCACGCGGACAGCGTGCGCTGCGTGATCTCGGACGGGAGCCTCTACAACAACTACGCGTACAACGGCCGCGGGGGTGTGCGCCCGGCTTTGAATCTGTCCTCTGACATCTTGGTATCTGATACACCGGATGGAGAGGGGTACTACACGATTATCTGGAATAACGCCCCCACCACGCCCCCGTCCATCACCGTGCCGGAGGACGTGCGGAGCGGTAAAGGTCTCACCGTCTCCTGGGCGGCGTCGGTGGACCCGGACAGCGACGCCGTAAGCTACGAGCTTGAGCGGCAGTACAATAGCGGCGCATGGTCCAAAATCTACGACGGGGCTGCGACGCAGTTCAGCGACACGATCACCACGGCGATGAACACGGTAGCCTACCGGGTCCGCGCCAAGGACAGCAAGGCCGCGTATAGCGCATACACCACCAGCCCCACCCGGACCGTCACCCACAATGTAGACCCGACAGTGAGCGGCAGCGATCAGCAGCTCGGCGTGGTGACTACGCCGCCCTCGTTCCAGTACACGGTCAACGACGGGGACGCCGGAGACACGCTCACCATCGTAGAGAGCCTGGATGGTGTGACCCTTAATACCATCACCCCGGCAGAGCGGAACCACCAATACACCTTTGCGCTCACGGCGGCGCAGTTCGCCGCCCTCACTGGGCCGCACACCATGACTATCAAGGTCTCGGACAGCGCCGGGAACAGCGTCACCCGTACCATCACCTTTACCCGGTCCGTCTCCATCATCGACTTTGACTGGAAGGTGGATGACACCAGCGCCGCCGCTCAGAAAATCCTTGTCTCCATGCGGTACAACGCCCACGAGGACGGCGTGACAATCCAGGTCTGCAACAACTACAACGACGAAGAGCCGACCTGGGAGACTGCACAGCTCGGCCTCAAGCACATTTTCAGCAATTCCGCGAAGACTGCGGATAGCTTTGCGGTGGGTGTCCGCGTCCAGATCACCAAGGTCGGAGGGTATGAAAGCATCGCCTGCTACTCTCTGTCCGCAAGCTACATCTAAGGGGGAATGACTATGAGAAGTCTTGACGAAGCCCGCGCCTACCAGAAGCAGGAAAAGAGCGTGGACACCTATGAGCTGTGGGCGGCCATCCTTGCCACCCATGACGCTCTGGTGGAGATGGGCGGCCCTGGCCTCCCGGAGCTTCATGTGAACCGGGCGCGGGCGAACCTCATCCGCGCCGGACAGGTTGAGAGCGGAGACTACACCGACGCCGAGCTGAAAATCATCGCGGCGGCGGACGGCACCCGCATCTGGAGTGCCACCATGGGGACCATCTTCAAGGATGAGCCTATCGTGGGGTCGGACAGCGAGCTTTACATCTGCACCACGCAGCACCAGGCGCAGGCGGATTGGGCACCTGGAACCGTGGGCGGGCGGACGTTGTTCCGTCCGCTTCGTAGCGAGCCGGAGGAACCCGGAGGGTATCTGGACTTCATGTGGGGCGAGCACGTCCCCTACGGAGCGGTGCGCCGGGACCCCGTGGACCAGAAGCTCTATACCCCCATCAAGGAGGCGGGCGTCACGCTCTATGAGCCGCACTACCCCCACCTGGTCCCCTCTGAGTACAAGCTCTACGAAGAAGTAGAGCCGGAGCCGGAACCCGAACCGGGGCCGGAGCCGGGGAATGTCCCGGATTGGGATGAACTGGAGGCCAATCACACGTTCCAGGTAGGCGACCATTTCACCCACGACGGCACGGAGTATGAGGTCCTGCGTGTCTTCACCAAGCAGGATGGTTGGGCGCCCCCGGCGCTCCTGGACGACTACTACAAGGTCGTGACGGAGTAAAGGGGTGAGACCAATGGAAGTAAACATCGGCCTGGGCCAGATGGTGCTTGCTTTTGTCGCGGCTATGGGTATTCCGAGCGCGATCATGGGCCTTATCATCTGGCGTCTGGAGCGCCGTATCGACAAGCGGGAAAAGGAACAGGCGGCCCAGGAACAGGGCCAAAAGGACCTCTTCGTCCTGGTTGTCCAGGGGACCAATGCCGCTATTGCCCTGGGGGAAGCGACTGCAAGGGCCGTCCAGCGCATCCCCGACGCCCACTGTAACGGGGATATGCACGACGCCCTGGACTACGCCGCCGACATCAAACACAAGCAAAAGGACTTCCTCACCCGGCAAGGCGTTTCCTCCTTGATGGACTGAGGGGGACGCTATGGCTGGTAAGTATGAGGGGAAACGCGCCAAGACGCGCCGCCCATGGGAGTTCAAAAAGAAGCTCGCTGCGTGGGCCGTCCTTATTGCCACGGCCACCGCCGTAGCTTCCTACATCCTCGCCTACCTGGACAAGCAGACCGCGAGCGATGTTACCACCACCATCTTTACCGCCTGCATCGGCTATCTGGTGAGCTATGCGGCGGCATCCACCACCGAAAAAGTCAGTCGAAACCGCCACGGGCTGGACGCTGACGGAAACCCATTCCAAACCAACAACACAGAGGGCGGGTCCGACACCAGCGGACCTACACTCGGATAAAAACAAGGAGGATTTATCATGTACGACATCACCCCTATCATCGAAGCTGTGGCCGCTCTGATCGGCGTCATCGTTACCTGTGTGCTCATCCCGTTCATCAAGTCCAAGACCACGGCATCCCAGCAGGCGGAAATCAACGCCTGGGTCAAAATCGCCGTCTCCGCTGCTGAGCAGATTTTCAAGGGCAGCGGGCACGGAGAAGAGAAGAAGCAGTACGTTATTGCCTGGCTGAAAGAGCGCGGCGTCACTGTGAATGAGAATGAGCTTGACGCGCTCATCGAGGCCGCCGTCTATGAGCTGACCCAGGGCATCATCCCTCTGGAGGGCATCGCCATTGAGACCACTACCGAAGTCAGCGAGGACAAGGAGGAAACCAACCATGAGTAACAGCAGCCTTGCGACCTATACCCTCATCAGCCCCAACAAGAACAGTCCCCGCAATCATAAAATCGACACCATCAGCATCCATTGTTTCGTCGGCCAAGTGACCGCTAAGCGCGGGTGTGAGGTCTTCCAGCCCTCCAGCGAGCAAGCGTCCTGCAACTACGTTGTGGGCTATGACGGCTCCATCGGCCTGTGCGTGGAGGAAAAGGACCGGAGCTGGTGTACCTCCAGCTCCTCCAACGACCACCGCGCCATTACCATTGAGACGGCCAGCGAGAACAAGGCCCCCTACAAGGTCACGGCGGCGGCCTATGCCGCGCTGCTGGACCTTGTGACGGATATTTGCCGCCGGAACGGGGCCAAGAAGCTGCTCTGGTTCGGGGACAAGGCGAAGACCCTTGCCTATGCCCCCAAGTCCGGGGAGATGGTGATGACCGTTCACCGCTGGTTTGCGAACAAGTCTTGCCCCGGCGATTACCTCTACAACCTCCACGGCGAGATTGCCGCCGAGGTCACGAAGCGGCTGGGTGGCAGCTCCAGCACCACCAGCCCCAGCACCGGCACCGGCGCATCCGGCAGCGCTCAGACAGCCGTAAACTACACGGTGAAAGTGACAGCGACGGACCTCAATATCCGTTCCGGCCCCGGCACCAACTACGGCAGCAAGGGCGCTATCAACCCCGGCGTCTACACCATCGTTGCGGAGGCCGGCGGCACCGGCGCTTCCAAGTGGGGCAAGCTCAAGAGCGGAGCCGGGTGGATTTCTTTGGACTACGCCACCAAGAACGGCACCAGCAGCTCTACGGCGTCCAAGGCCGTGACGGTGGGCAGCACCGTCACCATCCAGGCCGGGGCCGTCTACGGCGGCCTCGCCACCTCCAGAGGGGCCAAGGTCCCGGACTACGTGAGCGGCAAGAACCGCCGGTACACCGTGAAGCAGATCGCCACCCACAAGGGGGTCCAGGAGGCGCTTCTCAAGGAAATCACGTCCTGGGTTGCGCTGTCCTACCTGACCGTGGTATAATCTGCGCGTGGAATTGTTTTGGCATTACGCCGCCTGAAAGCGGTGGAGACTATGGAGAAACGCCGCCATTTGGAACCGGCGAGTAGACCGGAATACCGCGAAAAATAGCCCAAAACATCCCCCGTCAATCGAGTGGGAATGACGGTCACAAGCTCCAGGGCCTGCGCTTGGGCCCTGGAGCTTGTGATTCTTAAAATCGGAACAGGAGGGATCACATGGATCAGGCAGGCGTCGCGCTATACCACCGTGTTATGCGGTGGGAAAATTTTGAGAAGGCGGCAAAGGATCTTGTGTCCTTGGTATACGCCGCGGAAAAGAAGGAGCCGGGAAAGCCGAGAACCCTGTACCTTGACATTGACGGACACCGCAATGCGCAGGGCAGGTTTGACGCGGATATGCGGAGCTCCAAAAGGGATTCGGATTGAGATTTCTGCTTCCGTTTCTTACGGAAGTTCATTTCCCACTGATTTCTGACAGGAACAAGAACCCACAGCGGAATGATGTGCCCGAACGGCTGGAAATTTCCCACGCCAGAAATGAGAAGGACCACAGCCTAGACGCCCCGTATGTGGAGAATTTCAGCCACACCGAATATCAGTCCGAGGCGACTGTATACGCCTATCTCAAACAGGTCTCGGATTTTTTGAAGCGCTACCAAGAGCTGGACGCAGAGTATGCGCTGCTGCCCCCAGAGCCCTATGACCCGCAAAACTATCTGCTCCAGTGGCGTCTTCACATGCGCGAGCTGATCAACGAGCTCTTCAACATGTTTGTGGGCGGGAATCTGTTTTCCACAGCGGCGATGACGCGGACTCTGATGGAGTGCTGTGTCTACGGGAAAGTGCTGAAGCAGGAAAAGAGCGCCCGCCTTTTGGAAGACTGGTTTCTCTGCGGGATGATCCGCAGCCTCCCCGGCCAGGATGGGGCGCTGCGGCAGGCAAAACTCAAAACTGTGTATGCACTTTGCAGCGCATGGAACCGAGAGCCGGAGGAAACAATCCGGCGGTTCAAAAAGGGCAACGAAAACGAGTGGCTGGTTTCCGTGATCCCGGGCAAAGGCCGGATCTACTTCTCCCATGTTTGTGAATACCTGCAGGAAACGGAGCTCTATCAGACGTATCAATGGGCCTGCGCGTTTGTCCACGGGCAGGATATCCGCTCCAAAATGCATCCCTTCACATTTTACGACTCCACCTATCATCTGCTCACTGTGATGATGTCTTATATCTTCAGGGCGATCCGCCTGTACCCTGTCTCTGAGGAGCTGGAGGCGGAGATGCAGAAGCTCGAACGGGACCTGGCTGCTCTTTGGGGAACCACCAGCTGGGACAAAAACGCATGA